TCATCCCGCCCTTCGCTTTCTCCTCCGCAGGGATTCCAAATAGCTCTGGACGATCTGGCGCAAGTACTCGGCCTCTTTCTGGGCGCCATCCACCTGGTCCAGGACCGCATAAATATTCACCAGGAATCCCTGCACGACTTCCTCACTCCCAGACGCGAGAATCCGTTCGCACGCCGCGATGAACGGATCTCCAGCCGCCTCACGTTCGAGACGGTCGAAGAGTAGCTCCAAAGTCTTCGATGCCTTCCGTTGTCCACTAAGAATCATGGAAATATAGGAACCACGAACACCTAGTCTCCTCGCTATTTCAGCGCCCTTCACATTATGCATATCCATGAATCGCCGTAGGCGATCAGAAAAAGATAACGTAGTGATCTTTTCGCTTGACATATGTTCACGTAGTGAATATTATGCCGGCCATGCCTACGCAAAACATTGCGACACACATCAGACTCAACCGGGACGCGGTCGATATCCTCCTCGCGGCGCACCGTATCAGCAAGCGCCGCATCGCCGAGACGGCGGGCGTGGGCCGCTATACCGTCAGTAAGGTCCTCCGGAACCGGCGCGATGTCGGCCCGGAAAAAAAGATGGCCGTGCTCAAGGCTATCGCGTCCCTGACGGGGCGCGATCCCGAGGCACTGGTCATGGGTCGGCTCGCCGCGTGACTCTTGCCGGGGCTGCGCGGCGGGTCGATCTGTTTGCCGGCTTCATATCATAGGCGTTGCATTTTTCCAAGGACGAACGGAGCGCCGATGCCATTCTCTCTGCAGCGTAATGTAGTCAGCGGAGCGGCCCTCATCAATGTCTAGGTCCAGACACCTCCCCACCGGCCAGCTCAACCTGCTCGACATCATTGAACCCCCGTCTTCAGGCCCCGGCCGTCTCGCCTGGGACGGACGGCTGCGCGCGCTGATCGCCGGCGCCATCCGGCAATCGCGCTTCTCGCGCGAGGAGATCGCGGACCGGATGACGCTCGCCTGCGGCGAGGCGGTCACCCGCGCGATGCTCGACGCCTGGACGGCGCCCAGCAAAAACGGCCACCGCTTCCCGCTGCAATTCCTCCCGGCCTTCTGCAGCGCCACCGAGTCGCAGGAGATATTAAAGGATGCGCTCGCCATGCTGGGCGCGCGGCTCGCCACGGCCGAGGATCTGGCCTATGCCGAGATCGGCCGGCTGCACGTGGAGGGACAGAAGACCGCGGAGCGCGAGCGGGCGCTGCGCGTCCTGCTCGAGGCGAAGCGATGATGGCGCCACACGCCGAACGCGCAGCGGAAAGCGACGCGGCGTGGGTCCCCGTTGCGCTGGTGGCGGAGCTGCTCGGGATCACGCGGCAGGCGATCCACAAGCGTGTCGTGAAAGAGGCATGGGATCACCGCTACACCACGTTGGAGTCTGGCGGCCGTCGGCTCGAGATCGCCTTGACCGCACTCCCGGCGGACCTCCACGCCCGGGCCATCGACCGGCTGCAGCCGCGCGATGTGGACGCCGGGAGTGCGGGCGATCCGCCGGCCGCGTCCTCGTGCTACGACCGGGCCTCTGCGCCCGAGCGGGCCGAGGCCGACCGCCGCCTGCTGCTGCTTGATCAGTGGCGCGGCTTCCTCGAGACCGAAGGGAACGGCGCGCGGCGGCGGGCCGCGGACACGGCGCGGTTCGCGCGCACGGCGCGGGCGGGCGGCGCGCGCGTCTCGAAATCGTCGCTCTACGCCTGGGACGCGGCTTACACCGCGCAGGGGATCGACGGGCTGCTCCCGCGCTACGGGGGCGGCCGGCCGTCGTCGCTCCCGCCCGCGGACCGCGCGCTGTTCCTCCAGTGCTGGGGGTGCGAGCAGCAGCCGAGCTTGGCCACGGCCTACCGCGCGTATCTGATCCTCCGGCAACGCGAGCACGCGGCCGCCCCCCACGATCCCCGGTTCCAGGGCCAGGCCTGCAACCTCAACGCCTTCCGCTATCTGATCGATTCGCTCTCGGCCGAGGAGCGGATCCTGCTCCGCCAAGGCCCGAAAGCCGTGCGCGCCCAGCTCCTCCCGTACATCGAACGCGACTGGGAAGGATGTCTGCCGCTCGAGTGGTTCGTGATGGATCACTCGCCGCTGGACATCCTGGCGCTCGACGAGGACGGCCGGCTCTGCCGCCCGTATCTGACGGCGCTGATGGACATGGGGACGCGGCGGGTCTCTGTCACGGTCTGCCGGCAGCCGAACCAGAACACGGTCCTCTGGACGCTGGCCAAGGCCATCCTGGTGTGGGGCACGCCGGGCAACCTGTACGTCGACAACGGGAAGGATTTTCGCGCGCTCGCGGTCACCGGCGGGAAGCGGAAGGCCTTCCGGCTGGATCTGAACGAGGGCCGCGTCACCAGCCTTTGCGACCGGCTGGGGATCCAGGCGCATTTCGCGATCAACTATAACGCCCAGGCGAAGCCGATCGAGCGGTGGTTCCGGACGCTCGAATCCCAGGTCGCGGTGCTCTTCGAAAGCTACGTCGGGAACCGCCCCGACCGGAAGCCCGAATCGCTCAAGGACAGCCTCACGGCCGGCGACGTCCCCACGTTCGGCGATGTCGAGCGGATCGTGACCGGGTGGATCGAGGGGGTCTACCACGAGACCCCGCACACCGGCCGCGGGATGGCGGGGCTGTCGCCGAACGCCGCCTGGGCCGCCCGGATCGGCGGGGTGGAGGTGGTGCTGCGGACGCGGGACGAGCTGCGGTATCTGCTGCTCAAGGATCACCGCCCGGTCACCGTGGCGCGATACCAGGTCCGGCTCTTCGGCCGGAGCTACCAGGCCGCGCCCGAGACCCCCGACTGTCTCTACGGCCTCCACGGGCGAAAGCTCATCCCGCGCTACGACCCGCGCGACATCACCCGCGTGTTCCTGACGACCGAGGACGACACCGCCGTGGGCTGGGTGGTCGAGAAGCGCCTGGCCGCCATCGGCCCGGCCGCCGAGAGCGTCATCGCCGCCGCCAAGCGCGAGCAGAAAAAGGTCCGCGCCGCGCTCCGGACGCATCTCGCCGATCTCGCCGCCTCGCGGGTGGAGCCCGACCGGGTGATCCGGAAGGCGCGCGAGGCGCAGGAGCGGACGCCGGCGGTCGGCGCGCTTCCCCCCGCGCCCCCGCCCGGAGCGCCGCGGACGGCCACGGTGGTGGCGCTCCAGCCCAAGCTCCGCGCCGCGGCCGCGCTGGCCGCGACGCCCCCGGCAGCACGCGAGCCGGCGGATCCCGCGGCGACGCGGGACGCCCTCGCCGAATTGATCGCCCGGGGCGACGCCAAAACACCGCCCGCCGCCGTCCAGACCGATGACTGGCTCGATGACCTGATCCAGGAGGGCGCCCGATGACCGCGACGGCTCTGTTGCGGCTCGAACCGCCCGCGGCCGAGATCCGGCCGCCCGCGGACGAGCCGGCCCCGCCACCGAAACGCGACAGTACGAAACGCGACACCCGCGCCGGGACGCTGGATCTGCGCGCCTGGGCCGAAGCCTACATGAAGCAGACGGGGCTCAAGAAGAACGCCCTGGCCGAGCAGATCGGCTACAGCCGCTCCACCGTCTCGCGCTGGCTCGAGGGCAGCTACGACGCCGAGGACCAGACGGCGATCGCGGCGGCGATCCAGACGCTTCGCGACCGCGTCGAGGGCCCCGGGGGGCTCTCCACCGTGATCGGGTTCCGGGAGACCCTGACCGCCCGCGCGATCTTCGGCGCGCTCCAGCTCGCCGGGCCGGGCCAGGGCAACCTGGTCATCCTCGTCGGCGAATCGGGCGCCGGGAAGTCCGAGGCGATCAAAGAGGCGCGCCGCCGCGCCTCGCGGAACGGCCAGCCGCTCCCCATCTATATCGAAGGCACCGTGTTCACTTCGGGCTACGCGCTGGTGTCGGCGCTGGCCAAGGAAGTGGGGGTGGATCAGCGCGGGAACCCCGACGCCATGATGCGCGCCATCGCCGACAAGCTGCACCGCGAGCCGCGGATCATCATCCTGGACGAGGCCCACTACGCGCAAGAGCGGGCCATCGAGGCGCTGCGCCAGATCCGCGACATGTCCGGGGTGGGGGTGGTGATCGTCGGGACGACGATGCTGGCCGGGATCTCCTCCGGGAAGCTCGGCCAGGCGGACCTGATGCACGAGCTTTTACTGCACCGCCCGCACCTCGAGCAGGTCGTCAGCCGCGCCGTGATCATCCCCGTCCCGGGGCTCGACGCCGACGAGGCCGAATCCATCGCCGCCGATGTCCTGGGCCGGATCCAGCCCGACGCGCTGGAGCGGCTGCTGGCGCTGGCCGGCGAATCGATCCGGCGGTTCGTCCGGATCGTCGACGGGATCAAGCAGACGCGCGCGCGGCGGGGGACCAACGGGGTCGTCCGGCTCGACGAGGTAGACGCGGCCTGGCGGCGGCTCTACCCGCCGCAGCGGGGCCGGGCGTGACCCCGGCGGAGCTGGCGGGGCATCTTGCCCGCGAATGCGACGAATCGGTGGACGTCGTGCGCGACGTCCTCCAGGCCCTGGCCGATACCATCCGGGACGAGCTGGCCGCCGGGCGGCCGGCGGTCATCCCGGGGGTGGGCGCGTTCCGCCCGATGTCCCGGCCGGGGAAGGTCCCGCGGCGCCAGGTCGCCTGGCAGGCGGACGAGGCGCTCTCGCGCACCGTGCGCGAGACGCGCCCGCCGGACGGGACGCCGGCCGCCGGCGGATCGCGGCGTGCGCCCGGCGAGCGGAAGGGCTGGCGGCCGGCGGCAAATCTGAACGGCGAGCCGGTCTCGCGCGGGGCGATGAAGTGACGGCGGGGGAACGGGGGAGGATGGGGGCAACCAATGGACCGGCTGCGGGAGGACCATCCCGGGCTCGCAGATTTCTTGTCCTTGACCCGATCGAGAAGGCTGTCATCAAGGAGGCGCTCGACCGGCTCGTCGCGGCGGGCCACGCGCCCGCGGCGATCGTTGCGGTCGCCATGGAGCTGCGGCGGCCCCGCGTGGTGGATGCCACGCGGGAACAGCGCGAACGGCTGGCCCGGTTGATCGACGGGCTGGCGGGCTGTTGGCCGAAGGCCGAGATCATGCGGTTTCTGACACTCCACCAGAATCAACGGATCCCGGTCGCGATCTCGATCGAGGTGCTCGAGCGCGTCGCCGCGGTCCGGCCCGCGAACGTCTGGGGATTCGTGAACGCCGTCATGCACCGCGATTATCCGCACCACTGCGGGAGGCGATGATGATCCGGCAGACAACAGGCAGGCGGCAGGAGGAAACGGGCACTACGAGTATGCCGGCGACGTGCGCGCTCTGCGGCGCCCGGCTGGGCCACGTCTACATGTGGACCGCCGACGGCCGCCGCGTGCACATCGACTGCTACGCGGCGGCGCTGGTGCGCGCGGCGCGGACGGAGGGCGCGGGATGAACGTCTGCAAGGCGTGCGGGGAGCCGATCGAGTGGATCCGGACGCCGTCCGGACGGTCCATGCCGGTCGACGCGGAATCGTTCGGGCTGCACCGGCTCTGCCACGGGATGACCGTCGTGACGGAGGCCGGGACGGTCCTATGCGGCACGAGGTACGCGCGGGGGACCATGCAAGGCTATATCCCACATTGGGCGACCTGCCCGCAGGCGGACCAATTCCGACGGCAGGGGATGACATCATGAAACGCGATGCAACGCCGGTTGACGCGCGACCGGCGCCGGCGGCGATCCCGCTCCGCTGGGCGATGCTCTGTCTGAACTGCGACACCATATCGGAGCTGTCGAAAGACGGCTGCCCGGCCTGCGCGTCCTATGCCCGGGTGCCGCTGGCGACGTGGCTGAACCGCGTGGAGGCGGAGGCGGCATGACGGTCTGGGGGTACGTCTGGATCGGCGGCGCGGCGTGGCTCCTGGGGTATCGCGTCCTGGGGCCGCTCGCGGTGTGGGCGCTGGGACTATGAGCGGGCTGGGCGTCAGCATCAAGGGTGTCACCGTGCCGGCCGGCAGGGTTATCGCCGACAAGGACGAATTCCGGGCACGGCTGCGGCTCCTGCGGGCGGCGCGGGCGGGGAACGCCAGGGCGATCCGGGAACTGGAGCGGCGGTACCACATACGGATCGTCGCGCCGCCGCCGCGGAGGGAATCACCATGTGGGGCATGATAGTCGCGGCGGGTGTGGCGTTTGTGGCGGGGGCCTGGTTTGGGATCCTGGTGATGGCGTGCCTGACGCTGGCCCGCCGGGCGGACGCGGAGGGGATCCGACCGACCCGACCGATCGGACGGGTCACGAGGCAACCATGAAGATCAAATCGTGGGAGGATGTGGACCGGGCGCTGATGGCGATCGCTGTCCACCAGGCGGACATCGCCGCCTACAAGGGGATCGTGGACCAGTGGCGCGCGCAGATCGCAGAGCTCGAGCCCCGGATCGAAGCCTTTGTCCGCGAGCACGAGGACGAGCTGCAGGAGCGGTCCAAGAGCCTGACGCACGGCCGGGTCTGGCTGCGCCGGGCCACGCGGCTGACGGCGCGGTCGTGGGCCAAGGTGGTGGACAAGCTATTCGGCACGCCGCACGAGCAGTGCATCCGGACCAAGTACGAGCCGGACAAGGAGCGCCTGGCCGAGCTGACCGACGAGCAGCTCAAGGCCTATGGCGTCAAGCGCGAGACGATCGATGCCTTCGGGTACGAGGCGACCTGAAATGCAGCCTGCTGGCGGCCAGCTATCTCTCGATTGGTCGCTCGATGCGCTCGAGGCGCGCGTCCTGTGCGCGCTGCGTGCGCACGTCGGGCGCGGGGCGGCGATCCGGGTGCCGGACCTGGCGGCGCTGGCCTACGGCGTGGACTACCACGCCGAGCCCGCCGCCGGCAAGAAGACGCTCGAGCGGATGCTCCAGGCGGTGGTGAAGCGGCTGCGGGAAGAGCACGGGCAGCCGATCCTCAGCACCGCCGGAAAGCCCGCCGGCTACTACCTGGCCGAGACCGCGGACGAGCTGCTCCAGTGCATCCGGGAGCAGCGGCGGAAGGCGATCCACACGCTGGTCATGCTGCGGGCGCTCAAGCGCCACCTGGCGCGGCTGCGCGGCCAGCAGGAGATCGCGGCATGACCGCGGGGCGGCCGGGCAAGGCCTCGACCCCCGAGGGGCGGCTCCGGGTCTACATCGTCCTCGCCGCGCGCCGGGCGGGATGGTCGGAGCGGACGCTCTACGAGGGCCTGTCGCAGGTCCTGGGCCGGCGGCTGGTGCGGGGGTGGGGGCTCACCACCTGCACCAAGCCCGAGCTGGTGGAGCTGGCGGACTGGATCACGGCCGCCACGGGCGGCGTCCCCGGCCGGCACCGGCGGGGCGGCCGCGAGCGGCGCGGGCCCGGCTGGCAGCGCGACCCCACCGGGGTGGTGGTCCGGCTGGCGACCCGACCGCAGCGCGATCTGATCGAGCGTCTCGGGCGCGAGCTATTCGGAGCGACGTCGCCCGGCTCGGCGTTCGCGCACTTTTTGGCGGGGATGGTCGGAAAGACCGAGGCCCGGCTGCTCACGATCGGCCAGGCCTCGAAGGTGATCGAGGCCCTGATGGACATGTCGCGGCGCGGCTGGAGGCCGCGCGCGGCGGAAAGGAGTCCGGCATGAGCGCGCAACCCCGGACGCGCGTCCGGATCGACGCGGACGACCGCGTCGAGCGGTTTCGGGAGGCCTGTCTTCGGATCTGCTACACCGTCAAGTACCGGGCCGAGGCCGCCGACCGGATGACCGAGTGGGACCGCGCCACCGCGGCGACGGCGGCCGAGATCGGCCGGATGATCGGTGGGCTGTGGCGGCTGACCGGCGGCGGGGAGACGCCGCCGGTCGGATAGGAGGCGGCGATGGCGCCCGCGGAACCCGATCTCACGTCGCTCTCGCCCGAGGATCTGCGGCGGGTGCGGGCGTGGGTCGAGGATCGGTTCGTCAACGCGGTGACACCGCTCCACCTCCGCCTCCAGCGCGAGCCGCGCGGGAACTTCCTGTGCGACGCCACGCTCTGCGAGGCGCAACGCGCCGTGGCGCACGTGATGGAGCACGTCGAGGAGATCCGGGCGCTGGCAGCGGGCAGGGGATAGACAACAGAAAGCGGGGGAACGCGCTGATGCCGCATGCCACCGTGCGGGAAATTGTCCTGGGAATCCTCGACCGGCAGATCCGCGACGCGGAAGAGGCGTCGCTGGTCGCGCAGCGCCGCCGACGCTGGCAGGAATTCGCCTGCAAGCAGTGCGAGGCGGAGAAGCTGCGGCGGGTGCGGGCCGCGCTGGCCAAGCAGTTTCCCGGGAACGGCGGCGCAAAACGGGCTTGACTTCCGGGAAAAAGGCGCTATAAGAATTTCCAAAAGCACATCGAGGCACCTTACGTAGCCGGGCTTCATTATGTACCGGCGTGGTCTGGGGCCGATCATAGTCCGGACGCTCTGCGCGACGCGCTGTGCGCTCTGGTCTCTGATCGGCCCTTTTTTTTGTGCCGGCCGCCGGCCGGAGGTCGCATGGGCGATCTGAGCCCGCATTTTTCGCGCTCGGAGTTCCGCTGCCGGTGCGGGTGCGGCGCCGACGCCGTGGCGCCCGCGCTGGTCGAGCGGCTCGAGGAGATCCGGGCGATCCTCGAGCGGCCGGTCCTGATCCGATCGGGGTGCCGCTGCCCGGCGCACAACCGCGCGGTCGGGGGCAAATCGGGCTCCGCGCACGTCGCGGACCCGGCGCGGCGGCAGTGGTGCACCGCGGCCGACCTGGCGGTCGCCGGCGACGCGGCGCGCTGGGACGTGGTGCTGGCGGCGATCCGGGTGGGGATCTGCCGGATCGGCGTGGCCGAGGGGTTTGTCCACGTCGACATCGACCGGGCGAATTCCGAGGACCGGCTCTGGCTCTACCCGCCGCGGGGATAGCGGCGGCCGCGGGAGGTGGGGGATGGATCAACAGTTGGTGCTCGCCCTGATCCCGGTCGTGGTCCCGATGGTCATCGCGGGGCTCAAGGCGCTGGCGCCGCGGGTGCCGAAGCGGCTGCTGCCGATCCTGGCGCCGATCCTGGGGGGGATGATCGACGCGGGCGCGGCGTATCTGCAGGGCGGCGCCCCGAACCCGGTGCTGGCCGCGGCGCTCGGCTCGGCCGGGGTCGGCCTGCGCGAGATCCTGGACCAGATGACGCGCGGCGGACGGCGACCCCGCGGCGTCGTCTGTCTGCTGGCCGCCGTCGGCTGCCTCTCGCTCGTCTCCTGCGCCGGGCCCGAGATCAGGCTCCCCATGGGGACGGTCGCCGTGATGTACGCCAAGGCGCGGAGCGACTACACGCTCGCGCGGCTCCTGGTGGCGCGGGCGTGCAAGGTCCAACGGCTCGACCCCGACGACTGCGAGGCGGCG